AGAGAAGTTGGAAAATCAGGAGGTTTGGCTTCAGTAAACGTAGTAATGAGAGATGCTGCTTTTGCTGCATTTATTGAAACTACACAAGTTAAAACAATGGCAGACTTCCGTAGAATTGAACGTATCGACATTGGTATGCCAGAATTCGCAGAAGCAACAGGAATGGCTTACCAAGGTCGTTTAGCTGCTGGAGATTTTGTTGTTAACGTATGGACTTATAATGAGTTTTACGAAGACGCAGCAGGAAACATCGCTTACTACTTAGACCAAGGTAATGTGATTATGATTCCTACTGACTTCCAAGGAAAAACCGTTTTTGGTGCTTTACCAGCAGAAGCAATGTCAACTGTAGGTGGTGTTACTGAAATGGTTCCAACTATCGTAGAGAAAGATTTCTTGTTGAGAGCTTACAGCGATAGAAGAACTTTGAGTTCAACATTAGAGTTGACTTCTGCACCGCTAGTTGTTCCGACAACAATCGACAAGATCTACACAATGAAAGTATTAGCTTAATCTTAATTTATTATGGCAAAATTTAAAATATTAGTAATCGAGCATTGTTTAAAAAACAATGCTGTTGCTAAATTCGGAGACGTAGTTGAAGAATCACAATTGACAAGTCCTGCCGATGAATTAGTAGAAGCTGGTTTCATTGCTGAAGTATCGGATGAATTAGTAGAAGAGAAAAAAGCATCAAAACCTAAAAAATAACCTATGCCTCGTTCTTTTTTGGATATCATAAAGCGTGACGTAAAACACTACGTTAATCAAACTGGTTCACTAGAGGATATTGAACTAAGTACACCTAACGGAAGCTTAGTAATTCAGATAACAGGATGGGCGATTAAACACCATATTTCATTTGATTCTGACGGAAACCAAGTGAATAGTAAAAATGCCAGAGCCACCATAGACGAAGATGTCTTGGTGGCGAATGGCTATCCAGTAAGAAACGCAAACAAAGAGATTGCTTTGGTTCGACATTTAGTGAGTTTCAAGGATAGTTCAGGAGAGGTTAAAAACTACATAGTTCGAGAAAGTTTTCCTGATGAAACCCTTGGAATGATTTGTTTGATTTTAGGCGATTACAAACTTTAGATTATGGCAATAATTACAGAAACAATACCAAGACAAGGTTTTGAAATCGTTCAGAATAGAATTGGGGAGATTTTGCTTTTAGAGCTAACAAATCAAAAAGAGTTACAAGGATTTGCAAGTGAGTTTGGAGTTTTTTTGGAACGACAAGAGCCTTTTGATAAAGAAGAGGACGTGATGATAACTGTAATGCTTGCTGGATCTGATTACAAAGGTTTTACTCAAAGAGATTCACAAGGAGACACTACTTATGTAATAGATATATTCTCTAGTGGTTATGGTACTCCTTCAATGCAACCTAGCTTAGTAGCAAGAGACAAAGCTTTTCTATTTATGGGAATGGTTAGGTATATTCTAGCAAGCGGTAAATACCAAACATTAGGATTGCCACCAGGACTAATCGGGGGAAAGTATGTTGAGAGTTTTAAATTTGACATTGACTTTTCAAATTTCGGAAATCACTCAAACTACGACGCAAGATTTATTCGTTACGGCAGGTTAATCTTTTCGGTGAGAATTCAAGAGAATCAAGATTTATGGACAGGTATTCCGTTATTAGGAAATGATACTTTAGTAACGTTAGATTCGACTAACAAAGGATTTCAATTAGTATTTAACAATTAAAAAATTAACAATATGGCTACAATTTCAACGGCAGTTGGGCTTGATAGAATTTCAAGAGTTAGTGGATATGATATTAAAAAGTATTTTTCCAATAACGATACCCAAAACTTGCCACATATTATTGCTGTTTTTGGGGAGGCTAATACCGCTAATCAATCGGGATTAACAGTAACCAAGAGAGAAGTTACTTCTGCTGATGAAGCAGGGCAACTATACGGTTATGGTTCTCAACTTCACTCAATTATGAGAATCCTTCGACCAAAGAGCGGTGAAGGTGTTGGTGGAATTCCAACAATCGTTTTTCCTCAAATATCTAATGGAGGTGCTACAGCTACAGTTAGAGGTTGGACAGTAACAGGAACGGCAACAGCAAATGCTACTCATACAGTAGTAGTAAACGGAAGAACTTCCTTAGACTTTCAAAGCTATTCTTATTCAGTTGCAATTGGCGATACTCCAACGGTTATTGCAGGTAAAATTAGAGATGCTATTAACGGAGTTTTAAGCGCACCTTGTACAGCTTCTTCAGCAGTTGGTGTTGTTACAATTACTTCAAAATGGAAAGGAATCACAAGTGCTGAATTAAATATCTCAATGGATTTTGGATTGAACGCAGCAGGAGTTTCATATTCTCAAACAGCATCAACAGACGGATCTGGAGTTGTGGATTTAGCTGATACATTGGCTCAATTCGGAGACGATTGGTACACAGATGTAATTAATCCTTACGCAGACCAATTGGATGAATTAGAAGCTTTCAATGGAGTTCCTTTAGAGGTTAATCCAACAGGTAGATACAACGGTTTAATCTTTAAACCATTTGTTGCTTACACAGGAAGTGTTTCCGGAGACAAAACAGCATTAGCTACAATTACAGATAATCCTTCAAGAGTAAGTCAAGTGACAAATGTTATTTGTGTTGCTCCAAATTCAAAAGGATTTACTTGTGAGGCTGCTGCGAACGTAGCTTACTTAGCTTCTACAACATTCCAAAACAAGCCAAATTTAGATGTAAACGGTCAGTCTTATCCTGATATGCCAATTCCTTCAAACGGAGATATTGGAGATATGAAAGATTACAACAACCGTGATTTCTTGGTTAAAAAAGGATGTTCAACTGTAATGTTAGTTAATGGTGCTTATCAAATTCAAGATTTGGTTACTACTTACCACCCTAGTGGAGAGTTACCATTGCAATACGCTTATCCAAGAAACTTGAATATCGATTGGAATGTATCTGACGCTTATCGCACATTAGAAACAAGATTTTTGAAAGACAAAACTTTGATTCGTGATGAACAAGCGGTTGATGTTGATGGTTGTGTTAAGCCTAAAGAATGGAAAGCAGTTACCTATGATATGTTTGAAGATTTAGCTTCTAAAGGATTGATTAACGAGCCAGCTTTTTCTAAATCTACTGTTCAAGTATTGATTTCAACTACTAATCCGAATAGATTTGAAACAGCCTTCAAGTACAAACGTACAGGAATTGCTAGAATCGAAAGTACAACTGCAAGCGCAGGATTTTAATTTTTAAAGTAAAAAAATATGGCAAATTTTGTTTTTGGAGACGTAACGGAAATCGTATGTCAACATATTTCGGGAACTTACAGATACTACCCAAAAGCCAACGAAAGCTTCACTATTGATAGAGGCGGTATTCGAGGCAACGATGATGCAAATCAAGTTACCTCTGATGGCCAAATGATGTCACAGTTGAATAGAGTTCGTTGGAGTATTGAAGGTCCTATTGCAGTTGATATGATTTCGGATTCAGAATTCTCATCATTGAACGTTTTGGCAGCAAGTCCTTCAATGGGTACTTGGTCAATCAGTAATATTGCAGGAGTAACTTACAGAGGTATTGGTCGTCCAATTGGCGATATTCAGTTAGACACTAACGCAGGAACTTTAACTCTTAAATTAGCTGGGAACAGAGAATTAGAGAAAATAACTTAACAATCAAAAATTAACTAAAAATGAAAAAAACAAGTGAAGTAGTAAGTAAGGAAGTAGCATTAAATGATTTAGAAGTTTTCATTAACCAATGGGTGAAGAAACCGTCTAAAAAAGACGAATTGGAAGGTTTATATCCGGATATTTTGGATGCTATTGTTGATGGGTATTTGACGTTTGATGAAGGGCAAGTTCCTCATTACATTTTGAAAGACCCAATCAAAAACGACAAAGGTGATGTTACAATTTCTGAACTAAGTTTTATTACTAGAATCAAGCCAACTAACTTGGCCAATATAGCAAAAGGCTTAGACGTAAGGGTTGATCCATTGAACTTGCAACTTAGAATGGTTGCGCACGTAATTAGTCAACCTGTAGCGATATTGGATGCGCTTAGTAGATATGATTATGATGTAGTAAGTTCAGTAGCATCCGTTTTTTCGTAGTTGTGATGCAGAAAGCTTGGATAACATAATTAGAAGTTTGGTAGATTATCATCATTGGAGTCCTAAAACAATTAGGAATATGTATTGCGATGATTTGGATTTCGAAGGACTTTTATACTGGTATGATGAGCTAGTACGTATCAATAAATTAAACAAAAAATAACCATTTAGAAGCCCTGATAGTAGTTTAGCTATTAGGGCTTTTTTTCTAAAACCAAAAAATATATGGGAGTAAGTGCTATGAAAGTGCCTACTACGTTCACTGCTACAGACAAATTCAGTCACGTGGTTGAAAGAATGACAAGTAGTACAAAAAGATTTTCTGCTTCTATGAGTAGGATAAATAATAGGGTTAATAATTCTTTTAATTCTTTGAATAGATTTTCTCAATTGTCATTAGGTGTTGGTTCTGGAGCTATTTTTTATAAAGCTGGTAACGACATAATGGAATATGAGAAAGCTGTTGCTAGTTTGGGAGCTGTTACAGGAACTACAGTAGGTTCAATGAACAAAGATATTCAGTCTTTAGGAAAAGAAACTGGTCATTCGGTAATTGAAATAACCAAAGGATTTGAGCAAGTAGGATCTAAAATGTCTGAATATTTGTCTAATCCTACTGCATTAAGGGCTATATCTAAACAAGGAATTTTGATGGCAGAAGCATCAAGGATGAGTGTTGACGATTCTGTAGATAACTTAACAAGTTTATTAAATCAATTTGGAAAAGGTTATGAAAGTGCTGAAATGTTTGTAAATAAACTTTCAGCAGGAGAGGATATTGGAGCTTCTACAATTCCTGAAACAATTGATGTTTTAAGACAATTTGCCGCTTCTGCTAGAATGGCTGGTGCGGATGTTACGGATTCCATAGCTATGGTTCAAGCTGTAACAAAAACTTTAGGTAAGCAAGGAGTTGGGAGAAACTTTAGGAACATAATGGTTGACTTGAATACTGGTAAGGGAATGGATAAAAACAAACTCAAAGCCTTGTCTATGGTTGGAATCAACATTGATAAAATGATTGATCCTGCCACAACTTTTATAGATAAAATGAAAGAACTTACTAAGTTGAGTGGAAATAAACAAGCAATGGGTATGTTTTTTAAGAAAACAGGATTTGAAGCTGGTGCAACATTTTTGAGAGAATTTAAAGTGTTTGAAGATTATAGACAACATATAAAAGACAATAATACTGCAGTAGAAAAAGCAGCTAAAAATAATGACACACTTTCTTATACTATTGCAAGATTAAAAGACTCATTTACTAATTTTATTGTTACTAATGATAATTCAAACACTGCTTTAAATGCAACTAAAAGCATACTTAGATTAGTAATCAGAAATATGGGTACTTTGATAAACTTAATCGCTGTAGCTGTTATTGCTTTTGCAGGATTAAAAACTTATGTTGGAATATCAAAAATTGTTGCGGGAGCAATTGACACTATAACAGCAGCTACTTTAAGGTGGCAACTAGCTTCTCTTACGGCTTTAGAAACTGGAGGTTCTTTTATTGTTGCACTATTAGGGTGGCCAACTATTATTGCTGCTGGAGTTCTTGCTTTGGGAGGATTGGCTTATGCAATGTCTATGTCTAGTGAAAAAATGAAAAACTTCAAAGACAACAATACAATACATTTGAAAATAGTTGCTGGTGAATATGAAAGTATGGAGCAAAGAATAGCACGTTCAAATGAAAGAATAGTTGCTAATATGAAAAAATTTAAATTAGATTTAGATAGTGTAAAGAAAACAGGTAAAACTATTGCTGAATTAAGAGAAGAAAGAGGCTATAAAGTTTATAAAGCAAATGAGTCGGAAACTGTAAAAAGGCTTGTTGCGCCATCAAGAGAAGGAGTTTCAACAGGTTTTAAGTCTTTTGTAAAAATGCCTAGAGTTGTTTCTGATTCTGATGCAGCATTTAACAGTATTATGGGTGAAAAAGAAAATCTTGCAGGAAAGCAAGGTTTAGGAAATGCAAACGTATTGAAATCACTTATAAAAGGAGGTACTGTAACCTTAAATATAAATGCACCTGCGGGGGTTGTTAAGGATTATGACGATACACAATCAACAGGAGTTAAGGTTAATTTAGGTTCTACAACTGGTCAGAAATCCTATAAAAACGGTTATTAATTATGCAAACAACAGATATTTTATTGTACGAAACAGGAAGTGGCGGTGATTTAGCCATTTTAAGCAACGATTTAGTAATGGCCGAGGCTTTGTATCAACAAGTGTATTTAGCTTTATTTGGTGGCAACGTTGAAGACGATACGAGGCGCAAGTACACCGAGTCAGAAGAGCGATTTGATTATTGGGGAAATAGTTTAGTTTGGAGTGAGAATGTAACTAGGCAATTTAACTCAAAAACAGAAAGGGCTTTGTTGAGTAATTCCATAAATAGTTCGGGTAGGCTAGCGATTATTCAGGCTGTAACCGAAGATTTAAGATACTTGACATCATTGCTAACCTATTCTGTAGATGTTTCGATATTGGGTGTTAATAGTTTAAAAATAACCGTTAATTTTACATCAAAAACCAACCAAGAGAACAAGGTATTACAGTTGGTGTATGATAATGCCAAAAATGAATTAATAATTGATAAAATAATTTAGATGAAGCCAATTCCAAGCATAGTTGAATTACAACAGAAAATCACGGAAGATTTTAAGAGTAAACTAAATCTTTCGGATGATGATTTAAAAAGAACATTGAATGCCTTCAGTCTTGTTTTGTCTGGACAGATGAAAATTTTGTATTTGTTTTTGGCTGATATTCAAAACAATATTTTTCCTGATACGGCAGACTCAGCCGAACAAGGAGGGACGCTAGAACGTTTAGGTCAAATTTACTTGAATAGGCCTCCTTTTCCTGACTCAATAGGTGAATTTAGCGTGATTGTTAATGGTGTTGATGGATCTGTTTTGAGAGAAGGTCTTACTTTTAAGTCAAATGAAGATTCTTTAAATCCAGGGCAATTATTTATTTTAGACTATGAACACATTATTAGTTCTAATCCAGATGAAATTCAAATTAGGTCACTTGGTGCGGGTACTGATTTTAATTTAAGCGTAAATGATAAATTGACAATTACAGAACCGGTAATTGGAGTTGACAAAACGGTAATTGTAGATGCTATTTTTACTCAGCCAACAGCAGGTGAAACGTTAGAAAATTATCGAGATGCAATTCTTAGAGCAATTCAGTTGGAGCCACAAGGAGGCTCTAAATCGGATTACAGACAATGGGCTAGTGATGCTCATGGTGTAAGATTAGTCTATCCTTATGTGAGAGATGCGGACGCAGGAATTGTTGATGTTTACGTAGAAGCTACTTTGGCGGATAGCACGGATGGAAAAGGAACTCCAACAACTACAATTTTAAATGAAGTTGAAGCAGTAATTGAACAAGACCCAGATTTGGGTAAGCCGATTAACGAAAGAGGTAGAAGGCCGATTCAAGCCAATGTGATTGCGAGTGCTATTTCTTTGGTGCCAGTTGATGTAACAATTTCAGGATTAAATGATTCGTCACAAGCGGTAAAAGATGTAATTGAAAGCTCATTGATTGATATGTTGTATCAAGTTCGCCCTTATATATCTGGAGCTGATTTGTTACGTAACAAGAATAACACTTTGTATTCAGGAAGAGTTCAGTCGGTTGTTACAGATGCTTTGGCCAATGGAAATTTCTTTAATCAATTGACTTTGATTGTAGATGGAAATTCAGAGGTATCTTATGAATTTGACTTAGGCAATATTCCTTATTTGAGAAACTTAACTTATACCGTATAAAATGGGATATGTAGTAACAGATGATAGTACGGTTCACGGTTTAAATACGCCTCACGGACTAAATACACCACATAGACTTCCTGTTTCACAAAGTCAAAGTTTGCCAACGCTTATGTCTGATTTGGCGATGCAATTATATCCAACAGGAAGAGCTTTTAATATGCAGAAAGGAGGGGTGTTTGATTTGTTTCACGAAGCAATAAACCGAAGTTTTGTTCGATTGGTTGAGGATTCAAATCTAACTTTGGATTCTTGTTTTCCTGATAATGAAAACTTTTCTGCTGATGATTGCACTTTATGGGAATACAGATTAGGAATTGTCACAAACTCAAACTTAGACATCGAACTCCGAAAAAAAGCTATTCTAAGAAAAATGAGTTTCGGTAGAAATGTTCAAGCGAGACAGCATTTAGATTATATTGAATCTCAATTGCAATTAGCAGGATTTGATGTTTATCTTTACGAAAACAGATTTTTTGAAGGAGGCCAATGGGTTTACAAAACGCCTGAAGATATTACGGGTTCATTGGCAAATAATATTCAGTACGGTGGAGATTCTCAGTACGGGATTGGAGCGCAATACGGAGCAAACGAGTTTCAGATTATCGCTAATCTATCAACTCCAAACGAACCTTATAATGTTGGTGCAAGCCTTTGGGCTACATTTTTCATAGGGGGAATAACGTTGGGGGCAACAGCACAAGTTCCATTGATACGCCAACAAGAATTTAAGGAATTAGTTTTGACATTAAAACCAGCTCATTTAGCAGCATTCACTTTTATTAACTACGTTTAAACAAAAATATTATGAGAATACTTAGCAGTAATCCAAATGTTGACAATTCAGATTTAGTCAACTTTCCAGATGGAAGAATCAAAGACAACGATGGAAGCGGTAATGGTACCGGAATAAACGAAAGAACAAACGGGGATATTCATCAAACTATCTCACGACTTATGAGAAAGTACGGGATAGTGCCTAACAATCTACCCGATAATATTACCAACGGATTTCAAATAGTAGAAGCGATAGAAGCTTTGGCTTCCAAAAACGATTATGTTTTGGCTTTAACAGATGTTGGTGGAGTGCTTTCTGTTCCAATTAAATTTTCGTTTATGAATGAAAACGAAAGCGTTGTTTGTAAATCAGGAATCAATTTAGCTGCTCAAACTCAAATCAAAGGCTCAGATGCAGTAACTTTTAATACCACTTACGTTGGTTCATTCAAAAATAATGAATACGTTAGAGTAATCAAAACAGCTTCGGGAGTAACTATTGTTAGGATAGGGGATGCAGCGAGTTTGGATGCAATGGTTGCTGAACTAAATTTCTTGAAGAAAGCGACACAAGCAGAAGAAAACGCGGGTGTTATTGATACTAAAGCCACAACCCCTTTATCAAACTTAACGGCATTTATCAGAAGAGTAATTGGTGCGGATTCAGGGAGCTATTTAGCCAAGCCACTAGGCGATGTTGACCAAAGAAATGGACTTTTATCAAAAGAAGATAAAAAGAAAATTGACGACATTGGTAGTGTGGTTAAAACAAAAATTATAAAATTAGATTCTTGGTTAACAAATCGTCAATTCACAGCTTATACAGGGCTTCCTTCTGGGTCAATTTTACAAGGAATAAATGTGTTCTTAGAATGTAAAATTTCAAATAGTGGATATGCTGTAGGCGATATTGTTACTGCTCCAGTACCTTATCCTGAGGATTCTGGTAGGACTGCTGAACAAGGAATAGGCGTGCAGTTTAATCCGTCGGCACACGATTTGTTTCGGGTGATGGTGTTGGATCAAGTTACTATTGCGCAAGCGTGGACAACAGATGGCGCATCGGCAAGCCATGTTATTATTGGTAACACCTCCCAATGGGCAATAAGATTCGTAATTTTATACATTTAAAGAAAAATAATTTATGAAAACACTAGCACAACAACCATTTATAAAGGAAGTAAGTTCGGCTCATCCATTTGGTGCAATAATTAACGAGACAGACACAAACAGTGGCACTCCTGTAGTTCGAGAGGTGTATAATGACCATTTGGTAAACCACTACAAACTGTTAGAGAAAGTGGGTATGACTGCCAATGGTCAAGAGGATAGCGAGAATAATGGCTATCAAATCATTGAAGCTTTGGAAAAACTCCCTAACAAACTGAACGACATTGAGCAAATATTGACAAAATCGGGTTCGGTTTGGAGCATAAATTTACCAATTGAGTTGCTTCCAAATAAATATTTTTTCTTTGCCAAAGCAACTGACTTGTATCAACCAGGGGCATCTTATACATTTAAGGGAACAGGGGCTACAGTTTATCCTTTCTCATCAAGCGGATTCAAGGCTTCTGACGAACTATTATTGATTTTAGATACTTCTGGAGTTAAGGCATATAGTTTGTCTGTTTTGGATGCTGTTTCAGATGAAATAATCACACCAATGGGATTGCCTTTGGCTTTCAATGATAGCGATAAAATGTATTACCAAACAGATGGGAATTTAATAAGCGATACACCAAGCGTAAATTACTTGGAGCAAATCATTAGAGCAAACGTAAGTAATAGCAATGTAATCCTAAACGACATTTTTATTATGAATGGATATGCGTTATGTTTTTGTTACATTGTCGCCACAAACAATTACTTTTTTAGACAATTTGCTTTGTCTGATTTGAGTGTTTCGGTAGCGGTAACAGGTATTACATTTGGAAATACCCTTAATCATTCTCCATACGTTTATGCGAAACAAGGAGTGATTTATGTGACCAATGGTGCGAACGGAACTGCCAATGATTATGCCGTAAACAAGTATAACTACACCGGAAGTTCAGCGAGTTTAGCTTCTGTTTCAAGTGTAAACCTAGATATTGCTTTTGTGAAAACATCAAACGCAGTAGTCGTTGGGGATAATTTGTTTACTTTGGTAGGAGGTATTTTTACTAGATTCAATTTGAATACGGGAGTAAAAACCGACCTTGGTAATT